GGCGGCCGCCGTCAGCGTCGCCGCGTCCGTTACCCGTGTCGCCGGATACGCGCGATAGTCCCACCGCGACCACCGCTGGTTCTGACTGTTCACAGCTGCACCGTCAAGAGCACGGACACCTTGGTGACCGTCGACGCACTGTCGACATTGAAGGCGAGAATGTCCCCGGCCGCAATCGCCGTCGTCCACCCGGTCAACGTCGTATCCCGGCTCTTCGTCGCACTCGACAGCGTCGGCTTCGCACTGGCGGTGATCGTATCGGCCACCGTCGGCGGATAGTTCGCATAGGTGTCCTTCCAGATGTCGACGACAATCGAGCCGCTCGTCACCGCGGCATCACTCGACAGCAACGTCGCCGCAATGATCGTGCAGGCAACCCCCACCTCGAAGAACCCCTTGACGCCGGTCGTAATCACGGCGCCGCCCCCGTCAATCACCAGGCCCAGGGTGCCGGTGTGCGAGGCGCTGAGGACCGTCCCGGTCAGCCCCAGACCGCTGCCCAGGGTCAACTCTTCGAAGTCTCCGGCGCCGCCCGCGCTCCCGCGTCCCAGGAGCCGACTCGCTGCGGTTGCCGGGGTCAGCTCCGCGAGCGTGACATCAGCCGCACTGTAGACGCCGCTGGTCGCATGGACGACGCCGGTTCCCGTGGCGGCCTTCAGGATCTGGCCGCTCGTCCCCGAAAACAACGTGATCGCGTTATCGACGCTCGTGGTCGGCCCGACGACGGTGCCGCTCGCGAAGACGCGCGCAATCAGCTGGTCGAACAGCAGGACCCAGTCGCGGGTAATGTGGCGCTCGCGGTCGACGACCGGGGTCGGCACCGGGATGTAGAGCTTCGGCGGGTTCGCCATCAGCGGCCCCCTGGCTGCACATCCGCGGTCGCCCGCAGGAACGCCCACTGCACGGGGGCGGAGACACTGACCCGCAGCGCGCCCTGGCGATAGCGTCCCAGGTTGCGGAACCGGGCCCGCCGTCGATACGCGCCAATCTTCCCGGCCGATACCGTCCGCATCGGGCCCCAGGTCTGGCCGCCGTTGCGACTCACCTCGATGGTGACTTGCGGGTCGCTGCCGTCGGTCAGGCCGACGCCCGCCTGCAGCAGGATCTCCAGGGCGCGGATCGACTGCCAGGTGCCATCGTGCGCACTCGGGAGGAGAAACGTCCGAATGCGCCGCGTGTCGGCCATCAGCTCGTGCCCTCCAGTAGGTCGGCCTCGGCGCTCAGAAACCGCCAGGCCACCGGTTCGCTCACGACCAGGCGCACGGCGCCGTCCCGGTAGCGGCCGCAGTTCACCAGGAACGCCTGGGCATCGTACTCGCCAATCCGGCCCGCGGTGACCCAGCGCTCGGGCCCCCAGGTCTGGCCGCCGTCCCGGCTCACCTGGATCATCACCCACGGTTGCGCCCCGACACCGGTCGAGAGCCCGACTCCAGCCTGCAGCAGGATCTGCAGCCGCCGGAGGAACAGCCAGCGGCCTTCCCCCGACGTCGGCAGCAGGAACGTCCGCATCCGGCGCACGGGATACGTCACTCCCACCTCCGGCGCGGGCACGCCGCACGTCCCACTGAAGGCGTAGACCGTCTCGACGGCAATCTGCGTGACGTCGACGGTGACGGCGTCGGACGCCTCGGCCGACTCCACCGGTATTTGGGTGACGGTGACCAGCGGCGCCGTCGTCTGCTCGGCGACTTCGGTCGGAACCTGCGTGACGGTCGGGATCGGGTGGGGGACGGTCCCGGTTCCTGCGAGGGTCGGATGGCCGAAGCTGACGGCGCCCGTACCGGTGACCGGCGAGATACTGCCGTTTTGCCCGAGGAAGATCGCCGCCGGGTCGCGGACGAAGGCGTACGGGTCCTGCGTCAGCTGCCACACTTCGGCGGGCGACAGCATCCGCTTCCACGCATAGAAGAAGTCGAAAGTGGAATTGGAGGAGGTATTGCCCGCGCCGTAGTTCGCGTTCCCCCGGCCGATGTAGAGCGTCTGTGCAGCGTCGGAGCCCGGGGCGCCGCTGCCGTTGGCATCCGCCGTATGCGTCAATAAGACGCCATCGGCATAGAGCCGCAGATTCGTTGCGGTCAGACTCCCATCCCCGACGATGACGAACGTCGTCCACCGATTGAGCGGAAGGACCGTCGCCACCTGCATGTTGGTAGCGCTAGATTCTTTCGTGAAGGTCAGGGACGCTCCGGCGAAGTGATCGATCTGCCAGCCTGCCGAGATCGTATTGCCATCATTGCGGCCCGCGAGGGTATCGTTGGTCTGCGAGGTCGCATAGATCCGCATCGCAATCGTCGCGGGATTGCTGGTGTTGCGGAATAAGTCGGTGGCAAACGTCTCGGCGCCGAAGGTGAGATACCCGACCGTGTTCGCGCCGCCGGGGAAGGTCAGGCCGGATCGCTCACCGCCGGTCCACGTCGGCCCGGTCGAGCCCGCGAAGGCGCCCCGCGTCAGTCCGACCAGGGACTGGCACTGCGTCGCGCCCCACTCGTTCAGCAGGGTCGCAAAACAGAGGCGCGACGCGAGTGGATGCGACCAGTCAATCGTCGCGCCAACTCCCGGCTTCGGCTGTTGGAGCCGAGGCACGAGGAGCCGGGATCTAGCCATTCAAATTCACGTTGTAGGTGATCATCTTGACGGTGTTACCCGAGGCGTTGAGCGCCACGCCTGCCTGGTTGTCGAGGACCACCTTGAACGAGCCGGGCGGGAGCACGACATTGCGCACGACCACGCGTTGCGCGGTCGCCGCCGTCGTGTCGAGCGGGAAGGTACAGAGGATCTGCGACGGCTGATTGCGGATCACCGCGGCGGTCGCACTCGGGTAGTTGGTGCCGTCGATGGCTTCAAGAATATACAGCGTGCAGTAGTTGGGCGCCGCGGGCGACAGCGACCCCAGCACCAGCTCAATGTCGGCATAGACGTCGAGGTTCGTCTGGTTGGCAATCGCGCTCGATGCGGCCGACGCCGCGTTGTTGCTCAGGCTATTCAACTCGGTCGTCAGGAGCGAGACGGGTGAACTGAGATCGCCCCACTGTCCAATGTTTGCCATGGCTAGCTCTTCACCTGGGTGTAGGTCAGCGCCGTCACCGTGACCGTGCCCGACGCGACAATCGACGCCGACGACAGATTGAGATTGCAGCCACTGGTCCCGGCCGAACCATCAAAGACCGCCGACGTGTGGTCTGACTGGTACGCCCGAAACCAGGTCGCCGTCCCGGTCGCATCGGCCGACGCGTCCGCGCCAATCGCGTTCGCCGTCGCCACGCCTGCGACGGCGGCGCCAAACGCCGTCGCCGCAAACGTCAGGCCCGCGAGCTTCACTTGCGTCGTGATCGCGGTGTCCGCTGTCGCCGGTTGCGTGCCGTCGTAGACGTCCAGGAACCCGCTGTTCACCAGGGCGCAGACCGCATCCGCGGCGGCATTCGCGCCGACATTCGCGAGCGTGGGATTCAGCGCCATTAGGTGACATGCTCCAAGCCGTACTCGTCCGCGGCGACCTGTGCCAAGGTCCACCCGACAGCGGTGACCGGGTTCCGCTGCAACGTCGTCACGCAATAGCTCGATGTCGTCACCGACAGCCCTTGCGCGGCCGCGGTCGCATCCGTCCCACCATGCCGCACCACGGCGCCGATTGTGGCGGGCCCGCTGCTGTCCTTCACCGCCAGCGCACTGATCTGGACGCCGAAACACGAGCCGCTGGCCACTGACGGGTCGGCGTAGGCATTGGTGATCAGGTCGCCCACCACCGTCGACGTCACCGACGGCGTCGTGAGGTTCGACGCCGCGTTCTTGTCGACCGCGTTCGCTTGCGTCCCGCCGCCGACGACCGTCCAGTCGGTGTTCGCACCGTCCGCCGTTGGTCGAAGATATTCGACGCGCAGGTCGCCCAGAAAACCGTTGGTTGCCGGGAGCAAGCCGTCGTCGAAATCGTCACACACATACACGTCGTCGAAGTAGCCGCTCGCGTTGTTGGTGTTCGAGAGCGTGATCGCGTCCCAGGTGGTCGCCGGGAAGAAGACCGACGTCGTGCGAATGTTGGTCGCCGTCGCGACCACCGTATTGTTGACGCGAATGGTGATCGCGCCGACCGTCGTCGACTGCGTCCAGCTCACCTCGATGTACGAGTAGCTGCCGGTGCGGACGACATCCGCAACGCTCGACACCTGGACACTGCCGCCGAAGTTCGTCACCGAGAGCGCCCCCGACAGCTCACGCGACAGCGTCCATTGCAGATTGCTGCCCTGCACCACGGTGAAGAGCGGATTGGCGGCGAAGGCAGTCACCGCGTGATACGCGAACCCGGCGAACCCTTTGCTCGCGGTCGCTCCGGCACCGACCGTGATCCCTTTCGTGGCGCCATCAATCACGTTGAAAAACAGCGCTTGTGACCCGCAGCGCCCTTCAGCCGCGACAATCGCCCCGCCCGTCGTCCCGCCGCCATACCCCGGCGACGTCCACTTCTTGTAGATGTCCGCCGTGACGAAGTGATCGAAACTCTCGACAAAGAGCAGGCTCATGCGGGCGGCACAATCTGATCGTCGTAGTAGTCCAGCGACAACGTGTAGACCTGATCACTCAGGCGGTCGCCGACCAGGTGGACGTTCCAGGCGAAACAGTGATTGACGGCAACGTGCGGCTCGAAGACGCAGTCGGTCGCGTTCCAGATGGCGCGCTCATGCCACAACCCTTCGCTGCTGTCATAGACCCAGGTGGTCGTCAGCTCGGGCACGTAGAGCCAGTAGAACGTATGCCCCTGGGTGACTTCGGCAAACGCCACCGCCAGCGCCAGGTTGGTATCGCTCGCGGTCGCCAGCGCTTTCTCGACCGCATAGGTACTGATGCGCACCGGGGTATAGCCGTCGGCGCGTCGCACGAGCCCGGCGCCGCGCTCGTCCTGGTCGAGCCACACCACCGTATTGTCGGCCCGCACCGCGGCGAACGGCGCCGCGCAGCCGGTTTCGAGGAACACTCCCTGGATCGGCGCGAACGGAAACAACGGATCGCCGTTGTCGTACCAGACCTCGGTGGTCTGTGAGCCGAGGAACCAGATCTCTCGGTGGTTCCGAATCATCGAGACGATGTTGTCGGACCCTTCCGAGCGTTCCGCGACGTCGAGCGCATCCCAACTCGTGCCGTCTTCGAGCGCACTGATCTGGAACCGGCGCGAGTTTTTGATCAGCACCAGGAAGTAGCCGTCCATGAACGCACACATGGACGCGTCGGCGGGGAAATCGGCGCCCAGCGCCGCCGACAGCGTGTTCGCGAGCAGGTCGAAGATATAGCCCTTCCCGGCGGAGATCACCAGGACCTGGTTTCCGGCACTGCCGTTCGAGGCGAACGACGCCGGAAGCGTATCCTCGTCGACCGTGCCGCGATTAGTCACCAGGCCGCTCTCGAAGAGCTCGACGAACCGAGCGCCTGCGACGGCGAAGGCCCGGCCGTCCTGGTAGAACAGTCCGCGTACCGGTTGATCCAGGCAGGACAACCGCGGCCGCACGCCCGGTGTCCCGCGCAGGTAGGTCGCAGTCTTGCCGGTTCCCGGCGCCGTCCGCTCGGTGAACAAGTTGACGGTGCGCTCGACATCCGCGAGCGGACTCGCCAACGTGTTCGACGGTCCCACGAACCCAGGGATCTCCACGTCAGTCGGTCCAGATGTTGTAGCCGCCCTCGCTTCCGACCAGCGCCGGGTCGAGACTGACATCGACGATCTGCACATTGACGCGTTTCAGGTCGCTCAGACTCTGGTCGGCTTCGCGCGTGACACGCGCCTCGACGACGTCGGGCACGGCAAAATCCGCAACCAGGACCTTGGCGAGGTTGAACCGCAACGCTTTCGCGTAGCCAGGCGGGCAGAGGTAGCTCGCGCTGAGCGAGGTGAACTGCGCGGTCAGGAGGGCCGTGTAGAGCACAATCTCGTTCGACGCGTCGGTCGGCGTCGGCCAGAGGATGACTTCGCCGAGCGGGTTCAGCGGGTGATAGATCAGGCCCGTCGGCAACGGACTGGTCAGCTCCTTGATCTTCAGCGCCTGATAGCCCTGGTCGTCGTAGAGCGCCAGTGGGATCTCCGTCGCAGGCGTCGCCACCGTCAGGATCAGTCCAGCGCCATCAATGGTCAGCGGGCGCGGCGCCGTGCCGGTCGACCAGTCAGGAGCGAGCGCCAGCGGTCCAATGGTGTAGGTCTGCTGGTTCGCCACCAGCGAATAGACGGTGCGTTCCTGGAGCAACGAGGTGAGGTTCTGGGTCGACCAGTTGTCGACCAGCTCCTGCAGCGCGTCGTAGCCGGTCTGCATGTCTTCGGCGGTCGGCGGAGCGGTCGCGTCCGCCACGCCCAACGCGCGCAGCGCGCCAGTAATCACCGAGCGGGCCGTAATCGTGAGGCTCACTCACACCTGGTACAGGGCGATCATCAGCGTCGCCGTGGTGGTGGTACTGTTGACGCGAATAGTTTTGATCGGCAGCACCTGTCCCGCAATACAGGTAAACTGCGCGCTTGAGCCATCCTCGAAGATGGCGACGACAATCCCGGCGCCGCCGACATAGATCGCGGGCGCCGGGACCGCCTTCGTCGCGGCCGAGGCCGAATACGTCGAGCCGTCGTAGTTCACCGTGTCGGACTTGGTGATGGCGACGGCCCGGTTGTAGGTCTGGAGCTCCACGGCTTACTCCGCGGGCGTCGGCGGGATTGGCGTCGCGCTCCAGTCTTCGCCCAGCGCCTCGGCCTCCTCGACCGAGTTGACCAGCCGGGCGCCCTGGGTCGCGTGATAGCGCCAGGCCGGATAGGGCACGATGTTGACGTCGGCGAGCCGCCAGGCCGCCTCCAGCGCGGCGAGCTGCTGTTCCAGGTCGGCCTTCTGCGCCTGATACTCCTCCGCGGTCATCGCGCTCGTGTCCGGCGGTTCTGAGGGTTCAGGAGGTACCGGCAGTACGTCTTCAGTCATAGCGCCCTCGTTACTCAGTCAGGTGTTTGTCCGTCGCCTGGTCGCGCCTCTTGTGCTCGGCCTGGGCCTTGCTCGACAGCTTGGTCGCCGCGTAGTGCACTTCCGCGGCCGCAGTCGCAATCTCGCGCTGCTGCTCCTCGTAGTAGGCGAGGGCATCGGTCGGCGTCTCGCGCCAGCCGTCGGTTAGCGCCTGGCGCAGCTCCTGGGCGCTTTTGACGATCCGTTGACAACGGGCCGCGAACGACATCGCGGTCGGGTCGCCGACGGCGACGAGCGGGTCGCCGCACTCGACCCGCCCATTCTCGCGCGGCCACGCCTTGTACACCATCTGCGGGAACGGCTCGAAGTGGTACGGTTTCTCCCACCGCTCCAGCTCTTTCGCCAGGTCGCTGTCGGGATTCAGCACAATGCCCATCGGGACTCCTCGGGAGAATTCGTCCAGGGCGAAGGGTCCTGACCCCGCGCCCTGGACTGCTCCAACAACACCGTCCTGGTGATCAGGATCACCCGGATCGGGTCGCTGAACTCGTACACCTAGGCCATCGCCACCAGGAGGTTGGTCAGCGTGCCGCTCAGCAGACTGGGCAGCTGCACCCAGGCGCCGTTGCAGGCCATCAGCTGGATCGACTGCTGGCTGCCGGTGATCATGGTGAAAACGGTATAGCCCGATCCGGCGGCACCCACGCCCCCCGACACCGTGACGGTATGCGCCGCCTTGCCGTTGCCAATGATGATCAGGGTATCGCCGTCCATGTCCGTCGTCGGCACCGCCAGCGTCAACGCCCGCGCCACGGTGCCGTTGATGATCGCCACCATGTCATTGCCCGGCGTCGGCAGCGTAATCGCCCCCGCCGCGTTGTAGCTCTTGACCTGGCGGACGCGAATGAAGGGATACGACAACGCCGCGCCTGCCGCCGACTCGGCGAAGTCGGAGGCGAGCCCGACGACGACGTTCGAGGTGATGGCGTGCGGCTGGCTGAAGGTCCCATTCAGGCCGCGGATCACCGGAATCGTCGTGCCGCTGACGTAGCCGGTCGACACCCGCATGAACTCCCCGTTGACCTTGACGTGGTAGCCCGGCCCGAAGCCGGTCGCTGAGGCGACGGTGAGCGACGTATCTCCCGCCGCAATCGCCGCCGTTGCCGTCGTGGTGGTTAGTGCCATGGTTAGCCCCACACCCGCACGGCCAGGCGTGCTTGAAGGGTCGCGGCCCCGATCAGAATATCGAGACGCGACGGGTTCTGGTCCGTCTGGATCTGGTACTGCTCGACCATGCGGATCGACAGGCCCAGCTCCTTCGAGCGCACGACGCTCGCTTCGGCGCCTGCCGACGGTTTCTTCAGGTCGGCCATCACGAACGCGAACGCGTCCGGGTGATAGACAAACCCCTGGGGCGAATTGGTCGTCGCCAGGGTGCCGCCCGTCGGCGAGGTCGCGCCCAGGACGGTGATCACCGCGCCACTGGCAGGCGAGGCGTCGACCGTCTGGAGCTGTCCCGAGGTGATGATCGGCGGCGAGATCGGCAAGGTCGCCATGTTGACGCCGACCGAGGTGGTCGTCGCGGTGACGACGAATTGCTGCAGGCGTCCCGTGCTCGTATACGAGAGCGGATTGACGCTGTTGACGCCCGCAATGGTGAAGATGTCGCCCTTGTTGAGGGTCGCGGCGCCGGACGCCCAGCCGTTGGTGTTCAGCGTCGACCCGGTCTGGTTGGCGCCGTTGACGAGCGGCGTCGACGCGGTGAAGGTCCCGGTGATATGCACCGGGCGGTTCGGGTCGACCAGCCAGGTATCGATCCCGAGCTGGCGGCGCGCGAACTGGCCCTTCGTCCACGTCTCGCTGATCGTGCCCTGCGGGTTGAAAATCGTCGACACGCCGTTCGCTAGGGTCGCCATGGCGAGCGGGTCGAGGACGGCGACGCGGCCGCCCATCGGCGTCGACAGGTCGGTCAGTTTGACTCCGGCCTGGAGGAAGGTCAGCGCCGCGCTCGGGGTCGTGCCGGGCGCGCCGACCGAGCTGTAGACATCGCGGTAGACCGCCTGAAAGGCCAGGACGTCCGCGGCGTTGGCGAGCGCTTCGGCGCCGGGCTGCACGTAGCGGGTCCGGATGTCGTCCAGCTCAGTGGTCGCCTGTGCCGAGCTGTAGCCGAAGGCGACGTTTTTCTGGTTGGTGAGGGAGATCGGGACCGTCTGGTCGTAGAGGGCCTGCTGTTGCAGCGCTTGCCCGTCGGTGACGGTGAAGCGCTGAGGCAGGCGCGCATTCACGGTATTGCCAACCTTCGCTCCGGCGATCTCGTACTGATCGTCGTAGGTGCGGTTGACGTGCGAGAGGAACGTCAGCTCGTTGATAAACCCGCGGGCAACCTCTTTGGTCACCCAGCTGGGCGTGGCGAGGGTATTCGCCATAGGGACATCACCATTTGCCTCGCTCCTGATCGCGTTTGTTGGCTCGGCGCACGTACTCGGGGCCGAAGTCCATCTCGTCGATAGAAACGGGCTGAATCGTGGCTGTCCCCCCGACCGGATTGACGGGTGGTTTCGCCTGTGAACGGGCGGGCGCGCCTGATCCGGTGGCTGGGGCAGGCCGTGCCGCTAAAAACCCTTCAAGCATCCGCTGCAAGAGCGGAGCAACGGACAACGGAGCCGCCGCAGCGTCCCGTGCCAGTTGAATGGCCTCCTCAGGATGCGTCCCGAGGAAGTAGATCAAGTCGTCCGAGCGGTCGGATTGTATCACCGCCTGAACCAGGGCATCGGGAAAGGCTTGGATGCCCGCGGCCGCGAGCGCCTGGTCGGCCTGGTCGCGCACCTGGACGAAATCAGGATATTTGGTGGTCACCGTCGCCATGCGGGCGGCATGGGCCTGGGCCCGCTGGTCGTGCTCGGCCTGGAGCCGCGCCAGTTCGCGCTGCTGCTCGGTCGCTTTGAGCTTCTGTTCGGCGCGCCAGTCGATCTTCTCGTCCTGCCAGTCGTCCCAGGCGCCGCCCTCGTGGGTTTCGAGCCACTGCTCGTAGCTCGGGAACTTCGTCGCCTGGGGAGGCGCTGGGGCTGCGGGCGGGGCCTTCGGGGGCTCGACCGGCGCTGACCGGGCGCGCAGTTGCGCTTCGAGGTCCGCTGCCCGTTTCTCGGCCGCTTCCCGCAACCGGCGCTCTTCCGCCGCTTTGGCGGTCGCCTGGAGCATCCGCGCCGCGCTGTCCTTGCTCGGACTGTTCCCTTTCCGGAAGGGCGTGAGTTTGGGCTCGGCGGCGGCCTCCCCGGTCGCGTCCCCCGGCGCGTCTGTCTCAGTCGCCGCCTGCCCTGGCTCTGAAGCCGGGGTCGCCAGGTCGGCGAGCTGCTCGGCGGTTGCGCTGTTGCTCTCGACGGTGAACCCGTCGGCGTCGGTGTGGCTCGCGTACTCCGTGCTCATAACAACGCTCGCACTTGCTCCAGGTCCTCGGGCGGGAGCTTCGCCAGGACGGCGTCGAGGTCGACGCGCATCCGCTTGCACAATTGCACCAGCTTCTCGACCCGCGGCCGGGTGATCGGCTGGGTCAGGAACCGTTCGACAATCTCGTCGACCGTCACCGCGGCGCCCCCAAGTGATAGCGCTCACGCAGCGCCTCGACGTACTCGCCCAGCGAATTGGGGATCTCGCCCGGCAGGTCGTCAGGAATGCGAGCGCGAACTTCGGCCCCGAGCGGGAAGTCCGGCAGATGCGGCTTGAACATCTGGTGCAGGTACTCCGCTTTATCGAGCGGCAATGCCGAGGTGGTCGGCCCAAGCGGGCGCATCAATGCCCCCGGACGCGGTCGTAATTCGCTCATACAGGTCCTCCAGGCTCAGTTTACCTGTATTGTGTTCCTTCCACAACTCCCGAATGTACTTGACAAACCCCGGTGTGCGTTTCTGCCCCGGTGAGAACAGCCCGCGCACCGACTCCCAGGTGACCGACTGCATCTCGCGCGGCAGCACGCCGCGGTCGCGCGCCGCCCGGTTGTAGGCTTCCGCATAGACCGCGTTCGCGCCGCTGATCCCCAGCTCGGCGTCGCCGACGCCCCCCATGACGTAGTTGACCTCCGGCGCCGACTGCGCAAACGGCTGCAGATGCGCGGCGGCGACCGCGTGCGTGTCAATCGTGACACTGCGCGCGTCCCAGGGCGCCAGGATGTTGTTGTAGAACGACCGCACCTTGTGCTCCCCGCCCAACCGCTGGCTGATGTTCACCAAGCGCTGATCTTCGAGCACACTGAGCGCGTCCTCAATCATCGCGTAGGACACCGACCATTTGAACTTGGTCGGCGTCCGCAGTCCGTAGGTCTTCGGTGTCGTACTCGGCGCGTTGCGCACCACCGGCCCGACCGAGCCGTCGGGCAGAATCATGTTGTAGGACAGCCGCGGGTGCGCCTGGTGACTGAAGGCGCGCACCATGCGCGCTTTGCCTTCGAGCGACAACTCATTGAACGGCACGCCGACCCACTGCGCCGCTTCGTCCTTCAGATCCAGGTCCAACAGCTGACGATACATGGCGGCCTGGTCGGGCGTTGGCCGCTTCAGCCGGTTGGTCAGCGTCTTGATGGTCTTCTCATCGGTCGCGGTCGCCAGGGCCGCTTCGGCGGCAGCCCGGTCAGCGTCACTCAACGACCGCAGCTTCGGCGCTTCGGTGTTCAGAATCGACGCCTTGTACTGCGCAAACAGGTCGCTGGTGAAGGGCGCATTGAGTTGGGACAGCTCTTTCCAGGTGTAGCCAATCCGGCGCGCCAGCTCCGCGTTGACGAACCAGTCGTTCTGCGGTGAGAGCACCGCCAGGAGCGCCGCCGACTGCTCGGGCGTGATCCCGAGCGCCGTCGCATCCTCCATCATCCGCGCGTGCGCGCCTTCATACCACTGCCGCGAGTGCGCACGGATCGCCTCGGGGGTGTCGTCCCAGAGCTTCAGCAGGTTCCGCTTCGCTTTCTCGACGAACGCGTCCAGGAGCTCGACGTCGGGTAACCGCTGCTCGGCCGGAGTCAGCATCGTCGAGGCGCGCAGGCGCTCGGCAATTTTCGCTGTCGTCTCCGGCGACTGGAGAATGACCGAGAGGTCGGTGACCAGCGGGGCGCCACTGACCGGCGCCACGAGCTTCTTCGCTGTCGGGACGCGGGTCGACATGATCGCCCGGCCCTCGACGGTCTGCGCCGCCGGAGCGTAGAGGAGGTGCCCGTCCCGCTCTTCGAGCGCCACCCCCATCGGCAGTTCGCCAGGGCGCGGCAGCTCGGGCGGCGGCCGCCGGAAGAGCCCGAGCCGTTCGGCATTCGCTGCCGACTCGGGCGTCATCGCCATCGGCAGCTCACGCACGCCCTGGTCGCGCAAGACCGCGGTGCGGTGCCGACCGTCCGAGAACCCGACCCGCCCGTCGCGCGTCACCGTCACCCGCGGCGCCTCCATCGGCTGCCCGCTCGTGACGAACTCCGCTGCCCGCTCATACCGGCCGCGAATGCGGTTCTCGCCCGTCGGCGGCAAGTGAAACCCTGTCTCCTTCGCCCACGCCTGGTCGAACGCCTCCAGGTTGATCGGTACCAGGACATCGTCAGGCCGCGTCGCATAGACCGGAATGGTGCGCCCGCCCACCTCGATGGGGATCTGCATGGTGTGCGTGACCGCCGGAGCGGCCTCGCGCACCGCAGGCGGGGCGCTGGTCAAGAGCGCTTCGGCGAACCGCGGAAACCGCTGCCCAATCGCCTGCGCCAGCGCGGCCGCCCGGTCCCCGTGCATCAGGCCCGCCGCAAACCGGCCCAGGTCGGGGATCGCCGCCATCCCCAGCACGCCGATCTTGCTCAGGTCGGTGATCGGTTCGCCGCCGACCAGGTTCTGCGGGTCGAGCGCCAGGTCGACCATCAGGCCGCCTGCCGTCGGCACCTCGACGCCCCGCTTGGTCAGCTCCTGCGAGGGCGACGTCAGCCCCTGCTCCGCGGCAGGCTTGAACACGGTTTCCGGGACCGTCTTGACCGTCTCCCAGGCGGCCCTGGCCGCGGGCCCGAGCTGGCCCGGCTTGTCCAGGAGCGAACCCAGGAACGCGCCCGCCGGAGCCGATGTCAGCCCGCCGACCATCCCGAGAACACTCCCAGGCCCAGGCACTTGCGGCGGGCGTTCCTTCGGCGCGCCTGGGTCCGGTCGCAACGCCCGCGTGAACCCCTCAGGCCACCACTCCCCGTGCTCGACATTCGGCGGCTGCACGCCCGCCTTGAACGCGGCCCGGTAGTCGACGTCCTGCTCGGGCGCGTCCGGGTCAGGATTCATGCCGTAGCGCGCGGCCCATGGCGTGTACCACTGCCGGAACGCCTGCTCGTCGTCGGCAGGCGCTGGGCCCGCCACCAGGTCGATCCCGATCCGCTGCTCGGGGCTCGATAGCGGTAGCTCGGGCACCCAGGTCTGCGCCTGGTCGAGTCCGAGCGCCTTGACCAGGTCGAGAACTTGCCCCATGTCAGAACAGACGGTGGGTCTGCAGCGCCGCCGCCAGGCGTCGCCCTTCCAGGGCCAGCTTCAACCGGGCATACTCCGTCCGCGCCGCGCGACTGCGCGCACACCCATACGTGACGTCGAGCGGACACGTCGCCGCGTAATAGAGCTGGCCGCGTCCCTTGGCGCGTGACCGGATCGGGTGGATCTCCGTCCCGCACGTCACACACGGCATGGTCGTCGCCAGGAACCGCCGCAGCAGCACGCCGTCCGTCGGCGGGTGGACGTCGAACCGGTGCCGCGGGTGGTCGGGGCCGCCGTCCCGGCCATAGACCTGGTCGTTGATGTAGGGCTCCAGCACCGGCCAGATCGGGTGGTCGAGAATGCTCACGCCTCCTCCTCTGGTTCCTCCTCGGGTTCGAGCGCCGCCTGTTGCTCGGCCAGCGCCAGCTCGTGCGCCTGGTCCTCCTGGCGCCCAGCTCGCGCTTCCTCCCGGTCGCGCTCCGCCTGCGTCTGCTCGTGCGCCCTGGTCGCCTCCGCCTCGGTCTGCTCCTGCGTCCGGTCAGCGTCCGCTTGGTGCGCGGCGTGCCCGAGCGCTTGCGCCTCTTCCTCGGCGTGCGCGTTGAGCGCGGCGCCCTTCGACGCGGCCGCAATGTGCGCGACCGCAATACTATTGGCGTTCTTCATCACCTGGAGCGCCAACTCCTTGTCGGCCGCCATGTCCGCCGTCAACCGCGCAATCGCCAGCCGCGACTCGGCGTCGATCTGCGCCTTCTGCAGCGCCGTCTGGCTGTCGAGCTGAGCCTTCTGCAGCGTCGCCTGGTTGTCGATCTGCGCCTTCTGCAGTTGCGCCTGGCTCTTCACGCCGTCGACCGCGAGCTGCTGCCCCATTTCCTGGTTCTGTTGCTGAAGCTGGAGCATCTGCGCCTCGACTTCGGGCGGAATGGGCGAGCCCTGACCCTTCCCCTCGTCGTACGCCTTCTGCAGCGGCGGCGGCAGCGCTTGCTTGGCTATCGCCGCGATCTTCTTGGCGCCGGGGTAGTCCAGCTCTTCGAGCCAGGCCGGAGCCATCGCGGCCGCCATTTCCGGCGGGACAACCTGCATCACCTCGCCGACCGCGGCCGCGGTTTCCTGGCGCCGGGTCGTGTACGACTTCCCAATCGTCACCGCGACCGAATACTCGCCTGCGCGCAAGTCGATCAGCTTCGCGCTCGGTTCCCCCGGCGGCGCCGCGACCGGCTGCCCGCCTTGCTCGACATACGGTGCGTTCACCATCACCTGGCGGCGCTGCTCGCTGTCGTTCATCGCGGGCACCAGGCGCCCTGGCCGGTCGTAAATCCGCGGGATCAGGTCCCGAATGACCTTGCCCTCGTACATCATCGACATGTTGGCCAGGTTGTCGAGGTAGCCGCTCGTGCCGACCTCCGCCTGGCCCTGCAGCGCTTTGATCGCCTTCCCTGACCGCTCGTGCGGGTCGAGCTGCCCTAAGCTGACCGGCGGGACGCCTGTGGTCGCGTGGATGTCGTCCTTCGCCTCGTGCGCCGCGAGCGTGATCGCCTGGATCGCTGGTTCGACCGTGTTGCGTTGCGGCAGCGGCACCGGCTGTCCGCTCCGCAGCACCGTCTTCGCCGGAAGGTAGGGAAAGTTTCTGGTGTTCGCCTGCAACCAGTACGACTCGTAGCCCTCAATCTGCTCCGGGTCGAGAATGAAGGGCGCTTTCGGCGCCAGCCCGACGCTCTCGACCTGGCCCGACCGCATCACGTTGTAGGACATCTGCGCATCGCGCCCCGGTCGCACAATCCCAATCCAACGCCGTTCCCCTTCGACGTTCGACTCCTCGCCCACCACCGGCACAATCGGAATCCACTTGCCGTTCCACTCCTGGGGCGGCTCCAAGTACTCGACCGCGTTGATCTTCGCCCAGTAGACCGTGCGCTCAGTGAACACCCGCCCCCGCGGCGTGCGCGTTTGCGTCTCGACCACTTCCCAGTACTCGGCAATGCGGATCGTTTTGCCCGCATCCCCAGCCGCCTGGAACACCCAGTGCTTCAGATCGTCGCCAATCCCCGAGAGCACGTCGCTGTCCGCTCCGGCCAGCTCGCTGTCGGGATACTCGCGTTTGTACTGCTCCCAGCTCAGGTCCTGGGTCACGAACAAACACTTGCCGTCGCTCCAGTCCGGCTCCTGGGCGTGAATGTCGGGATAGACCGACGCCTGGTTCAGGATGCGTTGATAGATGATCTCCTGGTCGTCGGCGTCCGGCCCATCGGCACCCGCTTCGTCATGCACGTAGCGCGTGTTGATGCGATACCAGCCGAGCCCGCACTTGGCGGCGCGGTCGAATGCCCAGTTGCGCGCCAGGTGCGCGCGACTATCCGCTTGGATCGCCCGCACGATGTCTTCGAACGCTTCCGCGACGTCCTGGCTGGCGCCATCGCCCTTCGGACTGAAGGTGAGGGCGAGCTTGGCGTTGCGTTGCGTGTTGGTGACTTGCTGGACCGGCGCGCGGAGCTGATTGATCGTCAGACAGGGTCGGGCCGGGATCGGCGGCAGCCCGCCCGATGCCCGCTGTCCCGCCCTGGCGGTTTTGATGTCGTCGGGCCACTGCTCGTCGAAATCGACGAACCGCAGGTCGGCCACCTCACGCTTACGTTGCTGGTCGTAGTAGTCCGCGGAGGCGTGGAAGCGCTCCAGGGCGAGCCGGTGCCGCTCCTGAACGGACGGAGTCGTATCGCGCATCGTGCCTCGCAGTATGACGGGTCGGTCAAGAGGGTTTCCGACGCCACGTCCGGTGACACTGCACGCAGTGCCACTCGTCCGACCGACCGAAGGGGTCCTGCACCAGCTCCCGCCCGCACGTCGGACAGCGCTGCAACGCCAGGAGCGCCTGGATCAGCGCGGCACGCGTCGAGGGCACGCCTGGTAGTATGCGCCCATGCCGGTGGTGACCCGGATCGAGATTGACTACACCCCGCGCCCGCTTCAGCTCGAAGTCCACAACGCCATGGACGCACACCGCTTCGGGGTCCTGGTCTGTCACCGCCGCTTCGGCAAGAGCGTCTTAGCGATCAATCACCTCCAACGCGCGGCGCTACTCTGTAAACGTCCGCGGCCTCGCTTCGCCTACATCGGCCCGACCTACCGCCAGGCCAAAGCCACCGTCTGGGACTACCTGAAGCACTACGCGCGGCCCATCCCTAACCACAAGGTCAACGAGAGCGAGCTGCGCGTCGACTACCCCAATGGCGGCCAGGTCCGCATCTACGGCGGCGACGATCCCGACACCTTGCGCGGCCTCTACCTCGACGGGGTTTGCCCCGACGAATACGGCCTGCACCAGGGCGACCTGTTCTCAACCGTCCTCCGACCCGCGCTCGCTGACCGGGAGGGCTGGTGCCTCTTCCTCGGCACGCCCAACGGGCGCAACCAGTTCGAGAGCATCCTGCACCACGCCCAGGCCGACCCGAGCTGGTACTGGGCGATTTACAAGGCGTCGCAGACCGGCATCCTCAGCCCGCACGAGCTCGAAGAAGCGCGACGGGTGATGACCGCAGACGAGTACGCGCAGGAATTCGAGTGCTCGTTTGAAGCCGCGGTGAAGGGCGCCATCTACGCCAATGAGCTGAACGCCGCGCGTGCCGCGGGCCGCGTCACCACGGTGCCCTACGACCCGATCCTGCCGGTCGACACCGACTGGGACCTCGGCGTCGGCGACGCGACCGCGATCTGGTTCAGCCAGTCGACCCGCTCGGGCGAGGTGCGCCTGATTGACTACTACGAGGCGTCCGGCGAAGGGCTGCCGCACTACGTCCAGGTCCTCAAGGACCGCGGGTACACGTATGGGACGCACTGGGCGCCGCACGACATCCGGGTGCGCGAGCTCGGCACCGGCCGGTCGCGCCTGGAGACGGCCGCGTCGCTCGGCTTGCGGTTCGCCATCACCGCGAACCTGCCCATCGAGGATGGTATTCACGCGGCCAGGATGCTCTTCCCGCGCTGTTGGTTTGACAAGCTGCGGTGTCAGGCGGGGCTCGACAGCTTGCAGCATTATCGACGCGACTACAACACCCGGCTCCAGGAGTTTAAAGCCACGCCGGTCCATGACTTCGCCTCACATGGCGCGGACGCCTGGCGCGGGCTGGCGGTGCGACAGCAAGCGCCGAAGGAACCGACGCGCATTGACTACGGGCCGATTGGTGGGGCGCATGGCTGGATGTCCTAAGACTCTCCCTGACAGTCCCTGACAGTCCCTGACACACGCCACACGGTCCCCGAAAAGTCTGCCTGGCGTCCCAGAAGTGGGATTTGCTGTAACCTGAGCGCGGTCAACGCGTTCCAGTAAATGTCCCGTTTTGGAAATACGGGTTCATACCGGTATTCATTGACTAGTCTTAAAACAGCACACGATCTTGCCCCGTCTCGGCACATGTCCAAATTACTAGTCATTTTGCCCAGGTTCAACGATCTCGACCCAGATGAGCCTACCCTAGCCGGACGCGACTCGCGTCGTTCCTGGGGCTTGCTAGGCCCCTTCCTGGGGATTTGCTGAAATGTGCAAATTACCGGGATTGTCGTCGGCCCCTTCCGCCTCTTCGAGCACCGCGAGCATCTGCACGTAGAGCAGTCGGTCAGGCCGCGCGCACGGGCACCACCAGTGTTCCTGCCCCTCCATCTGCCAGAACAGCGCGACGGCGTCCAGGAGCCTGCCTGGCGGCGCACGCTCGACCAGGGCCTGGATCGCGGTCAGGGCGTCGATGCGGCGCTTACGCGCGTGCCACCAGCGCCCCCACCAGGCGCACGTCTCAGGCAGAGGGGTCGACATACAGGTGACAGCGCACCGCGGCGTCTTTGGCTTCGAGGAGCTTGCGCAGGGCGACGGTGCGCTCGGGGTTGCGCGGGTAGTAGCCCGCGATCTGGTGCGCGAGGATGTGATAGGTCCGACTGACTTCGCGCAGCTGCGTCGGCAAATGGTCGTACTCGAAGAACTGCAGGAGCGGTTCGGGCATGGTGACGATCTCGGTCATTTGGCGGCCTTCCAGGTGACTTCGAGGGTGCCGGTGAAATCGAGCTGTTGCACAGGGTCGGCTGGGCGGTCGAGGGCACGGTTGAAGAGGTCGGTGAAGGCTTGGACGCTGGGGTCCTTTTCCCAGACCTCGATGGTTTCTTCGTCCTGGCCGTGTTTCGTGCGAGCCATGGCTTCACCGACGCGCAGGAACTTGCCGGTTTTGCGGTCGCGGGTGACGAGGTATTTGAGCCCTTTGGCGTTGGCAATCTGGGCATCGAGGAGCGGCGGCAAGTGCTCGGTGATGTATTGGCGGACGAACTCGCGCGCCGCGATCTTGTCCATGACCGCCTGGCTTTTCTTGCGTCCGGCGCCGACGCGTTTCCCGCCACGACCCATTTGATTACGACCTCGAATCAGACCTCAGCGGAGGCGTGGCAAGACCGCATCTCCTAGAAACAATTGGGCGATCCAGAGCACGATGGCAATCAACACGACGACCCGAATGATGAGCTTGACCTTCGGGTCGATGGGGAGGACGGCTTCGACCAGGTAGAGCAACAGGCCAATGATGATCAAGCCGACGAGGAGAGAAATCAGGGACATGGCAGCCTCACTTCTCGCCGGGGTCGATCTCGCCCAGGCGGCGCTTCAGCGCATCGAGATCATTGCGGCGCATGGCATTGCGCTCCAGGTTTTCGAGCATGGCGATGAGTTTGATGTTCGAGGCGACGTCCTCCTTGACCAGGATGACGAGCTGGTCGGTGACGGTTTTCCAGAGCTCGGTGTACTGGCGGATGTCTTTGCGATAGAAGCCAAACATGAACCCGGCCAGGGCGCCGCCGACGCCGAGGGTCGCGAACCACTGGACCAGGTCGACATTCATGGGGCCGGACTGCCGGGGCTGAGTTTCCCGGCGAGCCAGAGGGCCAGGAGTTTCTTCCCGGAGGCTTCGGCATCCTCGACGATCTGGTGGAGCTGTTCCTGGACCTTCTGGGTGTTGGCATCGTCGTTCTCGATGATGCGGGCGGTATTGGCGGCGGCCTGGTTCCGCAGGTCGTCGAGCTGGGCCAGGATGGCGTCGAGTTTCTCGATGACGATGTCGTTCGAGGGCGGCGGTTCAGGACCGGGGCCGGGGCCAGGGTCGGGACCGGGGGTCGGGCTCGTGCGGATCATCGGGCCTGGCGCGAGTGCGAGGGCTTCGGTCGGCTGAATCCAGTAGCCCTGGGCAGGCGGGGCGCCTGTGCGCCCGAGCCAGTGCGCGGCAATGGTGACCAGGACGTTGCCGACACCTTGAGCGGTCGCAATGTCGGCCCAGTCGCCTGTAGCCCGGTCGACCAGGACATCGACGGCCAGGCCATAGACCTGGTTGCCGCTGTCTTTGCGGAGCAAGCCGACGTTGGCATCGAGACGGTTGATGGCGAGCGCGGCGGCGCGCGTGAGTTGGGCTTTCCCGGTTTCTTCTTCGGCCGCGGTGACGACCGGGCTCTCGAATTCGGTCGCCAGGACGGCTTGCACGACGGCGCCGTAGTTCTCCATGGTTACCCCTTTCGTGCCGCGCCAATCGCCTGGAGGGCCTCCAGGGGCGTCCGCACCACCACCACCGGCCAGCCCACCGCCCGCGCGGTGGCTTGGGCCGCGGTCGTGCGGCCTTTGCCGGTCTTGACCTCGAACAGGTAGACGGCGCCCCGATGATAGCAAACCAGGTCGGGGGCGCCGCGTTCACTGACGCGAAAGACCAGGGCCCCGGCCTGGAGGAGGGCGCGGACAATACCGGGCTCGGCTAGATCACGCTTGCGGTTTTGCCCTACCCGCATGGCTGTTTGCGGAGCCAGACCCAGCAGGGGAGACAGTACCACTGCAGGTGCGTCACCTGGTCGACCCAGACGCACGCCCAGCGGCCGCAGATGGCACAGGGCGTCATCGGCGCACCAGGAAGCGGGGCGTGGCGGGCCCGACGTCGGTGCCTGCGGTATTGACGGAGAACCACTCGGCGGCGTCGGCGTGGCCCATGGTGCGGGCGAGAGCGCGCAGGACCTGGGCTTCGTCGTAGACGACGGCGGGGGCCTGGTTGAACCCCCAGACGATGCCGACGATGGCGCGGTCGAAGATCTCGGGCGGCTCGAAGAAGACCAGACGGTCGTCGCCATCGAGGAGGGCGAGGACCTGGTCGCGGGGCCCGAGCGGCTGCACAGTCTGGCGCAGTTTCTTTGGGGCCATCCGCACGCACCCCTTGACACTATACCGGTATATCGACTACCTTGGACGCATGCCCAAGACCACTCTCGTCTACGCCCGCACCCTCACGACGGGCGTCACCGTCGTCGAGACGCCCGTCGCCCCCGTTCACGCGTAACCTCAGAGAGAAGGATACAACCCATGGCTAGCAGCACCCACTTCGTCGCCGTCCAGCACGGACTCGTCATCGGCACCCGCACCAGCGCCTCGCGCCACGTCGGCGGCAGCGGCAAGTTCGGCCCCTACACGCACGCGATCCTCCGCACCGAGCGCACCACGATGCTCGCGACCGGCGAGTCGACCGAGGACACCAGCGTGATCTCCTGGCACGGGGGCATCAAGAATGCCGTGGCGGGCCTGCGCGCCGCCAACGTCGGCCACTCCTGGACGATGGACTACGAGCACCGCCTGCGCAGCGAGCACTACACCCGCACCTACCTCGACGCCGAGATCGTCGAGGTCTTCGTCGTCGCCCGCAAGCCCAAGGTCGGGGACCGGCTCTTCGCCGCCATCCCCAACCCCGACGCCATCCCTGGCCTCGACGACGCCTCGCACGGCACGCCCGGCACCGTCATCGAGTAGCCGCCCCGCGGCGGGACCGGGTCAGGCCGGTCCCGTCCACGCCTGGACGAACAGGCACGCCTGCCCCGCGTCCCCCTTCCGCAGATACGCCACATCGAGCGCCTGCGTCGCGCGCCCGGTCAGCACCCACCGGTCCTCGACCGTCGGCTCGAACCCGGCCGCCAGGAGCGCCTGCCACGAGCTCGGCCACCCCTGCTCGCGCACCCAGGCGCGCGGCACCTCGACCACCTCGACACGGGACCGGTCAGGCGGCGGGGCCGACGGCGTCACCACTGGTCCTCCTTCCGCCGGGCGGGCGGGCTCTCGGCATCCCGCACCGCCTTCAGCACCCGCTGCAGGTCTTCCCAGATCTCGCCCTGGTAGTGCCCGGCGCCGATGTACTGCAGGTAGGGCCCGTGCAGCAGCAGCCGCGTCACCGCCTGGTGCAGCGCCTTGTCCCGGATTAGGACCACAACCGCACCACTTCGAGTAAGGTCGTCTCCAGGCTTTGCAGCTTGCGCTCGATGCTGTCCAGGCGGTGCCGGATCGGCGCGACCACCACATCCGGCCGCCGAATCACCACGCGCGACGACTCGACCTCCGGCGACGGCTCCACCACCCGCGGCCGCTCGACCACCGCCTGGTGGTGCCCGTTCGACCCGTTGCGCGCTTGCTTCCGGTACGCCTCAATCTCCTTCGACCCAAACTTCAGCTGGTGCCGGTGCCCGCCCGGCTTCGTCTCGCCCAGCTCCGCGATCTGGCCCGCCTTGATCAACTTGAACAACTTCGCCCGGCCGACGCCCAATCGCTCGCACGCTTGCTTGGTTGTGAGTAACATATCCCCTTCGGTTAATTCCACTGCCCACTCCGTCTCGCAAATTCGGCCTCCAGGGCGACCCGCTCACGACGGGTCGCCTCCGGGTCGGGATGCACCCGCGCCAGGTGCTCGTCTCGCGTCTCATCGAAACAGGGCGGATAGGCCGCCCCGGCCAGGTAGGCTTTCAGCAAGCACTGGAGGCACAAGAGCGGCGGGTGCGAGAAGCCCGCGACGAAGCCGTCCTGAGACTCAGGCGACGGTTTCTTCGGTCCAGCCATGTCCGACCCCTTCCTCGCCAGGCTCGCGTTCTACGGGCGGCGCAGGCCCGACGCAACACTCGCCGCGATACAACCGCCGCGACACCCCCGGCAACTCCGTCACCTGGACCGGCCACCCCGCCGCCACCAGCGCGCCACACCGGCCACACCGCACTGCCACCGGCAGCACCAGCCACCGCGTCACGACAACCGCGCCTGCACCGGCCCGAGCGGCGCCGCCCCGGTATACACCCGGCTCGCAGGCGTAATCGGCACGCCAGACTTCGCCAGGAGCGACGCGGCCGCCTGGTGCGCAATCAGGCCGCGGGCAACCGCCGCCTCCACCCGCGTGCGCTGCCCGCACCACCACCGGCTCGCACTCACCGGGCAGGCCGGACGATGAGGACAATCCAGCAGCGGCATTAGAGCCCTGCCCGCTCTTCGATGTAGTGCCCCGCGAGGTTCACATGTCGCGGCACCCATGTCAGCGTCAAGTGAATCACACGCCGCAACGCTTCGATCTCCTGACGCAGCGCCAGCACCGACGCCCGGTCATTGATGGACTTACCCACCCTGGTCCCCAGAATCCACGCCAGGTTGTTCCGACTATCCGTCCGAATCTCCACGATGTGATGGCCTTCGGCTTGACACCACGCAAGCGCGTCCCGCACCGCTTCTAACTCGGCGATGTTATTCGAGCCCCCATCCCGCCAGCGCTCGGAGATCACTTCGCCCTGGTCATTCGTCACCACCATCACCATGCGCCGCAGCGCCAGGTTCAACTGGCTATTCCCTGAACAGCCTCCATCGACAAACAACGTCATGCCGCACCTCCCAATCGACACCCCGACGATCAGACCTCTTGATGGATCGCGAGGCCGTGAGCCAGGGGACCGTGCCGCGCCTCGCGGTCCCGTCGCGCCTTGCGGCAGGCCGCCTCCTTCGGGGTCTAGGAGCAGTGCGACTGGAGGTGATGAAGCTCCAGCCCGTGGCCTGCGAACTGGCATAAAGGTCAACGTGAGCCAGTCCCACTCGTCGACAAGGGTCACCGGGAATATCGCTCTCCCGGCCGCGCGCCACGTTCACGGGGTCGGCCCTGCCCTGGGCCTTGACCGTCAGGGATCGTGGTCCTCCTGCGGACCCTTACACAACGTGCGTGTACGCCCGATAGGGCAGCCAACGGGCTTAGAGCGCCTGGCTGCTAGCGCTGTTCCACTCTTGATGGGAAACCGGTACTCCAGGTAGGATCGGCCCCGCGACGGTGTCGCGTCCGGCCGCGCCCCTGATGGTCCCACATCAGCCGTGGCTGACCTCCTCGACCTTGCCTGGTTCGAGTTGGTCCCGACACCTGCGAAGCATCGGCCCGCTCGGATAATACCGGGCGGGTCGATCCGTTCGCGAGCGCCACACGGTAGATCCAACCCGGTCGCCAGGTCAAGCCGCTACCTCGCGCGGGAGCGGTATCCGCACGCCGTGTTCAACCATCGCCCACGGCACCACCCAGTCAATGAACTCGCCGCACTCCTCGACCGTCAGGTCGGCGGTATGCACCTTCACCGGGATCTCGCGCTTGGAGATCGGGTCCGTCTGCCACCCGAAACACTCGCCCAGCAGAATCAACTTGATCTCACTCACCGTGTAGCCGAAGTGTTCCGAGAGAATCTTGGCGACCACCGCATGAATGTAATTGTTCTGGTACCGCGAGCGCTTCGAGCGGTGCCGCCGCACCTCGACGTCGACCGCTTGGCCCTCCAGGCGCTGCAAGTGAATGCGGCGCAACGTCCGCTCGTGCGCCGCCAACACCAGGCGCCCCTCGACCACCCGGCCATGGAAGACGGGCGCCCCACTCAAAACCCGACCTCGTCGTCCGGTACCGGCCCGTCGTAGACCTCGACCGGCTCGTCCCGGCGCGGCGCCTGCTTCGTCGGCTTCAGCACCCGCCAGTCCGGCCCGTTCGAGTCCGGCCGCTTGTCCCGCACCTTGAACACCACCACCGGCTCGCCGTGAATCTTGCCCGTGAAGTAGGTGCCCGCTTTACCGGTCTTTTCCCACAACGCGCCGACTTCGTTCGGGTCTTTCGCAAACGCCATTATGTCCTCCCCACCACCGGCAGCGTCGCCCCATCCGCCCCCGGCAAAGTCCCATCCGTCGTCGAGACGGCGGCCGCTGCCGACCCCGGCAGGACCAAGTGATCGGGCCCGAGCGACGTCTCCCAGGCCCCCGCATCGAGCCGCAGGTTGTCGGGCGGCAGCGTCCCCTGCGACCGCGACCCGATCTTCCAGACGTTCCCCGCCACCAGCGACCCGCTCCAGTCTTTGTCCAACGCCGCGAAGCCGATCCCGTTGCGCTCCGACAGGTAGCCGTAGCTCGACTCCGCAAGCATCGAATTGGTGACCGTTAGCGGGCCCGGCGATTGCGTCAGCCCCGAATCGAACCGCGTGTTCATCCACGAGTGCCCGTTGACGTGCATCGTCAGGTGGTCGAGCATGATGCCGTCCTCGGCGCCGTCCGCCAGCTCACAGCCGCGCCCGGTCCCGAGCCACGGCGAGACGTTGATCGTGTGTGCCAGGATGTTGCGCAGCGTCACCCGCCGCATCCAGTCGCTGTCGTGCGCGCCGTCGTTCTTGCCGATGATCCCGAAGACACTCCCCACCTGGCGGACGACGCAGTTTTGAATCGTCACGTCTTCGCAGGTCGCCCAGGTGTCGGAGCCCGACTGGTTGCACGCCTTCAGCATGATGGCAACGCCGGTCGTCCAGTCCCGCTTCCAGTTGTGCTGCAGCAGGCAGCGGTCCATCAGCAGCCGCTTGACGTGTTTGATCTCGAACAGGCACTTGATCGACGCAGCCTTCCAGGCGTCGGTGTAGACCTTCTGCAGCGTGCAGTTGGTGATCCGAATGTCCTGGCAGGCCATGTCCGGCGACGCACTGTCGGCGCCGCCAAACATCACATTCTCAGCGCCCCCTTCGAGATGGCAGTTGTCGATCACGAGGTACTGGCCGCCGTTCCAGGCACTGAGCGCTTGCGCATCCCGCCCGACCTCGAACATGTCCTGGATGTAGCAGCCCGTGACAGTGACGTGCGCGGCATTCAGCGTCAGGCCGCGGTGCCCGCCAAGCAGCGGGTCGCCGTAGATGTAGCAGCGGTCGAACACACACTGCTCCGGCCGGTCAGCAGGCGTCAGCATCGTGTGCTCGTCGCCGCCCAGTTCAATCGAGCTGTAGGACTTGGTGACCGGCGGGCCGACGCCGATGGTGACGAACGCATGGTTGCGCGACCGGTTCGGGATGCGAATCACATGGCGGTTGGTGCCGACGCCCTGGAGAATGCCGAGTGCAGGCGCCGCCTCCGGTGTGATGCGGGCGCCTGGCGCGGGCAGGTTCGTGCTGTCGGAGGTGACGGTGATCAGCGGCGCCTCGACCGGCCGCTCCGACAGCACCAGGTCGCAGCGGTGAATGCCGGGCGCCAGCAGCAGCGTCCCGCCTGTGCTCACCAGCGCATCATACGCCGCTTGCACGTTCTCGCCGACCGCGACTTTCAAGACAATACCGGGCGCCGTCTTCGGCACCAGGTCGACGGTGTCGAGAATGCGCCGCACCTCCTGCGTGCTGGCGACAATCGAGTCGAGCAAGGCATCGATCCGCGCACGTTCATCAGCCATCATGTCTCCTTCACACCACCGCGGCCGCCGGGGCGGTGAGCGCCTGCACCTCAGCCACCTCGCGCTCGACCTCGGACAGGAACAGACTGGCCGCCAGCTCGTAGCTCTTGCGCTCGATGTCCGTCGGCCGGTAGCGCACGACCAGGAGCTGCAGCTCGGGCGGGAACCGGTCGTCGAAGCTGACGAAGTCCACCCACTCGACGCCCGTGATCCAGGCCAGGTGAATCACCTGAGGCACGTAGTCGGGCGGCACGACGCCCCCGCGTACGTAGCGCAGATGGGTCGCCGACTTCGGGCACTTGACTTCGAGCGCCCCGCCGCCGTCGAGGAGCCCGTCAGGCGAGCACCCGGCGAGCATCGACTCGTGCTCGCAGAACCCCACAGCCGTGACCAGGTTGCCGCTCTGCGCCTCGTAGGCGCGCACCGCGTCAGCTTCCTTCTCGATGCCGCGTACCATGTGCTCTGAGACGAAGCCATTCTCCTCCTGGGCGCGCCCGGTCAGCCTTTCAACTGTCAGCTGCAGGCGGAGGTCGCGGCGCGCGGCCGCTTCCCCCACCTTGACCTTCGCGAGCATGTCCGCCGCCCGGCTGGCCGTCAGCTTCCCGAGCCGGACCTGATACCAGGCCGAGCTCCGCTGGGGCATCGTGTGGACAATCACGCGGGCACCGCCGGGCTCACCTTGGCTGCCGCCGCCTTCATCGCCTCCCAGGACTTGGGCGCCGTGCGCAGGAGGTAGGTGCGGTGATCGGGACCGGAGTTTTTCCAGAACATCTGCAGCGCGGCCGTCCCGGCCGGAATCGTCGCCTGGAGGTTCACCAGCCACGACTCGTACTTCGGCGGCATCGGCGGCGCAACCGGCGCTGCTTTGGCGCCCGCCACCAGGCCGCGCCCCTGCGCTGCTTCGGCATCATCATCCTCGGCCTCTGGCGCGACGCCGACAAAGGCCGCCACGGCATAGCGCCGAAGATAGGTCACTGCCGACCCCACGGCCTGGGGGTCGCCCTTGGTGATCACCGACACCTCACCGCGGACCCACTGGCCCGAGCTATGCGCCAGCAGCGTCTCGACCGTCACCTGGAGCTGGTCCTCGCCGCAGAGGAACGCCGACGGCACCTGAATGACAGCCAGGCCCGCCTTCGAGAGCGGCCCGCGGCACGCGGCCCAGACCGACGCCAGGTCCGCATAGCGGCTCTTGTAGAACGGGTTCTCGCTGTCCTTGAGGGCGCCTGCGATCTCGCCCTGGGCGTTCGCCAGCGCCGCCGCCAGCTCATTGATCTGCTCGGAATGCATCATGATGTCAGTCTCCCAGAAAGGTCGGTTGGCCGAAGGTCCCTTTGCTCTTGCGCTCGACGCACAACCCGTGCGCCCAGCGGGGCTCGCGCTCGGGCAGTGAAATGCCGTGCCCGCCGCCGCCCGTGCGGTTCATCACCCAGCCGCTGGTGCGCTGATAGACGCCGCGGTCGCGCACGTCGAGCGGGTCGTGACAAAACTCGCAGGTCGCGCGAAAGCGGTCGGGGATCGGTTGCGGCATCAGGATCGGCATGTCAGCGACTCGCTCTCAGTACAGCCCTCGCCGCCAGTAAAAACTGCTGGTCCGGGTGTGCCGCACAGTACTGGGTGATGCCGTCCCACAAATCAGGCGTCGGGGTCAGAGTGGCAGCGCTAGCGCCAAACTCAAATCCCACAACCCACCAGGTCTGTTGCGCGCGATACTCCGGAGCATTCCAGCTTGCGCAACTGAAGATCCCCCGCTCTGGCGTCCGAGGCGTCCCAGCAATAGCGACCCCGACCCCGCTCAGACCAATCAACAGAACTCCTACAATGAACATCCGCATGGTCAGTCCTTGTCCTTGTTGAAGCTGATTGACTGGAGCGCCTGTCTTTCCGCTTCAAGCCGGGCGATACGCAGCCGTACGCGTCGCTCCTGCTCCGCGAGCCACGCCGCATTCACGCAGCGGTTGCAGAGGTCGCCACCGCTGTCGTCGCGGGACTTCCAGAAGCGGGCGCCGCACTCGGGGCACACGCAGTTCGTCGGCTGGTCGGGGTAGGCGTCGTCGTCGTACGAGAGATAGCCAGGAGGGGCGTTGAAGCTGTTCATGAGGCGAATCCTTTCACGATGATGCGGCGCCCGGCGCGATAGGGTTCGCAGCTGATCACGTCGGTCGCCAGCATAGGGAAGGCCGCGTCGATGGCCGCGCGCACTGTCTCCAGGTCGCTCGGGACCGGGTCGACGGCGAGCAGCTTCTCGCCGCGCGAGTTGGTGAACCCGCGAAAGCTGACGGTGTGGCCCTGGGCCGTCAGGGCGTCGATGATGTCGATCCGAATGGGGGTAGGCATGGGTCAAGACTACTGGAATACCGGTTTTTCTGTCAATCGGTTTCTGCACACGGCGGCGCGGTTTCGGGCGCGCCCCAGCGCTCGATGGCGTAGGCGTAGAACTCCGCCTCCGAGGCGAACGTCGCATCTTCGCGCGACGTCCGCAGCTCCAGGCGCCGCGGGCTCCAGATGGTCAGCTCGGCGTCGAGCCAGCGCGCAACGCCAAACGTGACCGTCCGCACACGGGCGCTGCCGCGCGTCTGCAGCCCCGTCAGGACGCCGTAGGGCGCCGAGAAGGTCTGAGCCCGCTCGGACAGCCACGTCGCCAGGCGGGCCTGCAGCGCCTCCCGCGGGCTCACCGCGTCCCCTCGTAGGGCGCATGGCCCGCGCACATCGTGAACCCGACGCGCGCCGGGTGCGTGCAGGACGAATGGGCGCACGCCTGGTAGCGCCCCGCCTGCCGTCCCGGCAAGCGATAGGCGTCCAACCCCTGAGCCTCCTCGTAGGTGACGCTGCGCTCGGTCAGCATCCGCTCCAGGTCGGCGACGGTCAGCTGCCGCATGACGCGGAGCACCTGGCGCTCGGTGCCGCGCTGCGCGTTGTAGCGGCACCAGAGCCCGGCGAGATACATGTGACGGAGAAAGGGACGGGGGTCAGCCATCAGCGGGACTCCTTCAGATAGGCTTCGAGGTCGAGGACGGCTTCGCGCATGGTCGCGCGCCACTCGCCGCCGACGCTCAGGTTGTCGCGGTCCAGCCAGCGCCAGCCGCTCGGGAACCGCTCGACCTGGAACCAGGTGCCCGGCAGCACATAACTCCCGGCGCAGAGCTTTTTGAGGGTGGTGGTCATCAGCGGGACTCCTGGTTCACGGTGTAATAGGCGCGGGTGCGGACGCAAACCGCCGTGCCGCCGAAGCCGCGCCGCGCGCCGCGCGCGCGCTCGTACTCCTGGCGGATCGTCTTGGTCAGGATGCCTGCCTTCGTCAGTCGCGCTAATTCGCGTCGAAGGGCGACGTCAGTCACGTCCGGCAGCAGGCGCTGCAGCCGTCGCACGCTGACTCCGCCGCTCTCGCCATCGACGTCGGCCGCGAGGGTGGTCAGGAGGGTGGTCGCCAGAGCGGTGTGGGTCATGAGTCGACGATACGCCTCTACCGGTATTGTGTCAAGCGCTATCTGGACGGCTCGAGCATTCTCTGTGCAGTTCTGCCCGCGGCAGTGGCGCTCGGTGCCGCGCTGCGCGTTGTAACGGCACCAGAGCCCGGCGAGATACATGTGACGCAGGAACGGACGGGGGTCAGCCATTAGCGGCCCCCCTTCTGCGGATGGCGCCCGCACCGATTGCACACCAACGCCCCGGCCGCATCATCGAACCAGCCAAATTGCCCGCCGTCTTCTGGTTCGCCGCAGAAGACGCAGCGTGCGCTCGTCGCTGCCGTGTTGTTGTCTTGTTTGAACTGTTCATGAACCGCGACACTGGCCTGATCAAGAATGGCCCACGCATCAGCAGATTCAGGATCACTCTGGAAGCACTCCAATTCTGTCCGCGTCCGCTCGATATGTGCTTTCGCACCGAGCAACCGGCCCAGCGCGCGATCCCATCGACGCCGAGCGGCAGGATCAAAAATGTGCTTTTTCCTGAGCGGCCACCCGCCACGGTTCTTGGTCATGAGTCGACTATGCGCCTCTACCGGTATTGTGTCAAGCGCCATCTGGACGGCTCGAGAATTCTCTGTGCAGTTCTGCCCGCGGCAGTCTACTCTCCTGGTCCCTGGCCGGGTCAAGCCCAAACACCCGGCTTGTGGTGTCAAATCCGGGGTCACTACATCTTGTGGCCGCCGAATGAGTGCGGGAGTGTGCAGTTTCCTATTGACCAGCAATACCGGTAGAGTAGACTGGACGCATGAAGACACGCACTCGCTGCCGCACCCACGCCTGGGGCGAAGTGTCCTGGGGCAAGGCCCGCTGCACGGTCTGCGGCCACCGCACCCCCGTCGAGGTCCTGGAACGCATGGCAAAGGGTCGACAGACCCAGGCGCACATCCGCGCCATCCGCGCGCACCAGGCGTCCACTCCTACTCCTGAGGTGAAGTAACCATGATCCGCGAAGATATGTGGTCGGGCTACCGCGAGCGCCTCTTCCAGGGCCAGCGGTGCGTGTCCGCCAGTGGCAAGGCCGTCCGCGTCTGCGCGCGACCGGGCTGGCGCCACTACAACGCCCTGACGATCAGCTTCCTCGACGACCAGGGCGCCGTGGTCCGCAGCGAGTCGGTGCCCGCGGGCCGTTTCAACCAGGGCCAGACCTGCACCGGGCGCTGGCTCCGCTACCAGGACGGCCGCTGGGTCGTCTCTCCCGCACCCAAAGGAGCATCACTGTGACGAACTACTACATCCGCTGTAACGGCGCCCGCGTCCACATCACGCCCAGCACCCACGGCCTGCCCGCTCGCCTCGACGGCGAGTGGGACGGCGAACAGTGCGAAGGGTGCGGCGACGACATCGCCACCACCGGCCGCGTCGTCGGCCCGGTCGAGCGCTCCGGCGCCGCCTACGTCCGTTGCGAGTCCTGTGGATCGGGCTACACCGTCCGCCGGAGCGAGGTGCTCATGCCGACGGAGGCGTCATGAGAACCATCGCCAAGGACACCCGCGTCGAGTTTGTCCGCAAGCACCACATCGAGCGCTACGGCTTGACCGGCATCATCACCCAAGTCCAGGTCGTCGAGTCGCGCCCCTACGGCACGCGCACCACCCTGGTCGACATCCTGACCGACACCGGCATCGAGCTGCAGTGGCCGCTGTCCCAGGTCCGCCGCGACACCTACACCGCCGATGAGAAGAGGAGCCAATGACGACGCTCAAGACTGACCACTGGGTCCGAACCGCCGACGGCGCCATCGGTCGCGTGCGCTACGTCCACGAGGTCTTCCAGACCGCGGACATTGCCCTGAACGGCAGTTTCAACGACCAGGTGAGCTTGCCCCTCGCCGAACTCCGGCGCATCCCCGACCCAGCTGAGAACCGGCCGCCCATCGAGGGGCTGCCGGTCGACGGCGAGCGGCCTCGCTGCGCGTTCTGTAACCGGCGCCTGGCGCCGGACGTGCGCAAGCACTACGCCGACGTCGCGACCACGGCCCGTAACCCGCTCGCGCCTCGGGTCGCGCGACGCACCTTCGAGGGCTGGACGGGCTATCCCCGCCGCGCGCCGCTGTTCCACTCGCTCGGGTGCGCTGAGAACTTCGCCATCGCCGCCCACAAGGCTGGCTATCGTGTCAGGAGGACCAAGTGAAGAAGATTGTTCCCGCCGCCACCTACGAACAGGCGCTGCTGACCGCGGCACGTAAAGTTGCCACGCTCCAGGCCAAGCGCCGTCGCTACCGCAAGCTGTTGAAGGAGATCGACGCCGACCTGCGCCACGAGAAGAAGATGCTGCGCGCCCTGGCGACGCGCGACGACGCCCCGCGGCCCGATGTCGCGCCGTCCCGGCTCTTCGGCGGCACGGTCGGCTACCCCCTGTCGGTCGAGGACGAAGCCAAGGCCGCCCTGGGCGGGTTCAATCCAGAGCCCGAGGCGCCCGCGGCCGAGCTGTTCGACTTCACCGCGTTCGACGCCACCACCAGGAGGCAGAAGTAATGCCGGGCACCAGTGCAGGCGCTCACAAGGCGTGGCAGAACCGCTGGCGCGCCAGGGCCCAGGACTGGGAAGCCGCCCGGCGTCGACGCGCCACCGCGGAAGCCGCGGTCGCCGCCGCCTCGGGCGAATCCCGCCAGAACCGCATGGCCCTCTACGACTGGGCCGTCGCGGTCGCGGTGAAGGCGGGCGAAGGGGCGCGCCTGCGGTTCAAACTCGATCTGATGGAAAGGACGAACCACCATGACTGATGACGAACTCGCGCTGTTCAAGCAGACGCTCGAAGCCCTCTGGGAAACCATGACCGTCGCCGACTTCAAACGGCTGCACCAGAAGCTGGTCGACGGGTTGATCACCCTGGAGACGGGGTTCAAACGCCGCTTCCCGGACGAGTGGGTCGTCTGGGAGCGGGAATTCTACGGCGACGACGCTGCGGGCCAGCTGAGGCTCCAGTGAGGCGCGTCGTGCGCCTCCGTCGGCGTGGCTTTTCACGGGACATCCGGTGCGGAGATACGGTGCGTTGGGTGTCACGGTCCACCTTGCCGCCAGGGCTGCGGGACCAGGCGGCGAACGGGCTCGTCCAAATGACCTATCCGCACGCCTGCCACGAAGGGGTCGTCCAGCGGCGCACGCGCACGCACCTTTTCGTCGAACTGGCAGCGGCGCGAGCCGCTAATACCGGTAGAATAGAGCCATGACTCTGAAACGCAAACGCGGCTACTCGTACGCCTTCACCCCACGCACCGACCGGCGCATCAAGCTGGAGATTGACCGGGTGCCCGCCACCCTCGACGCCCGCCTGCGCGCCAAGCTGGCGCGCAACGGCGTCAGCCTCCGGCACCTAACGTTGACGCTCTGGACGCAATGGACGAACGACCCCAATACCGGGCACCCCTGATACCGGTAAAGCACTGAAAACTGCACACGAATGCAAATCCTCAGGAAGGCCCCTGGCAGGCCCCAGGAACGACGCAGCGCGCGTCCGGGTAGGGTCGCCTGCCACGGGTCGAGATCGTTGAACCTGGGCGAAATGACCTCTTTCGGCTGCATGTGCCGGAACAGGGCAAAGTCGTGTGCTATTGTGATGTCGACCAATGAATACCGGTAGAAAAGTCGATTCTCAAAACGAGACGTTTGCCGGAACTGGTGACCCGGCGCGGGTTAGCGCCAATCCCAGTTCTGGGACGACAGGCAGACTTCTTAGGTCGCGACCGCCGCCGGGCTCACGTTGTCCTGCGTCGTGATCGTCACCAGCAGGCTCGTCTTGACAATGAACTTGTAGGCCGGAGTCGGGCTCAGGTAAATCACCGCGCGCCCGGCGCTATCCAGCTCGATGGGGTTCTCGTTCGCCACGTCCAGGTCAGACGTCGTCCAGGTATCTTGCGGCGTGTCACTGCCCGCCATGTAGCTGTAGACGAACCCGCCCGCGAGCGGGTCGCCGTTGTGATCGAAGAACTGCACGTTCGGACTGGCATACCCGATCCCTGGCATCACTCCTCCTTCGGCCGCGGGACCGCCACCGCAGCAGGCCAGGCTATCCCGGCCTTCTTCACCGCCGCCTGGAGCTGCACGCGCGCAGCGGCCATCCGCGACGGCGGCGCCGTCTGCGACAACCGCACGCCCTCGGTCAACAGGTCGACAATGTGCGTGTTGCGCGCCGCCTTCGAGACGAGCGCGGCCACGGCCTGACCGGAAAGCCCCGTCCAGGCCAACGGATCACCCATCGCCACCGACAACCCCAACAACCCCGCCTGGTGTGCCAGCCCTATTGCCGGGCCCGTCCCCGACGGGTTCACGTTCGTCTTCCCGATCCGGTCAATCGCATGGAAGAACGTATCGAGCGCCTTTGTTGCCTCGGGGCCATACAGGATCTGCTTTGTCTCCGGCCCGAGCCGTCGCCACTCCGCCACGATCCCCTTCGCCTTGCCCGCCCAATCTTCAGGGCCCTCTACCCGACGCAGGATCTCGTCGAGGTGCGCCCGCGCGACCTTCGGGATCTCTCCCGGCGCGTTCTCACGAATCTTGCGGAGATAACCCACACCCGAGTCATCTGGCGCCGTCAGTTGTTTGTAGACCTTCTGCCCTTCGGTTCCGCCGCCACGCAGCTGCTTGATCAGGTCGACGACTTCGTACTTCGCGCGCGTGAACGAGCGGCCCGCCTTGAGTGCCTCGGCCACCTTCGGGTCGGCCTTCGCGGCGGCCGCGTCGACTACCGTCTGAAGCTGGGCGACGGCCTTCGAAAACAGCGCTTCGCCGGGCGTCTTCACGACCGCGTCGGTTCGCGCGCCCGCCTTGAACGCACTCAGCAGGTCCTCGGCCACCGACAGCGGCACGACGTCCGGTCCTTCAATCAGCTTCTTCAGCGCCAGGTAGACCTTGGCCTTCGAGCCGAGCATCGCGGCCGGAGTCGACTGCGCCACCTCGTCGAGCGCCTGGAAGGTGGTCTGCATCCCTTCCTTCACCGCCTGGAGCTCGGTCGGGTACTGCATCGCGGTCGAGAGCCCAATGGACCGGCCCTCGGGCCCCAGGTTCGGCCCCTCGACCTGGGCCAGGTCGCCGCCCGCACGGGTCAGCCGTCGCCGCGCCACGGCGAGCGCGCCGCGACTGGCATCGTTCCAGGTCCCCGTCTCCAGGGTCTTGCCAATGGACTCGCGGATCTGCTGCCCCGACATCTGCGTCGTGCCCGGCGAGGCGAGGTTGACCTCGTCGTAGACGCTCGCGTTGGGCGTGCCGCGCACGTAGCGGTCGCTGACACCCTCTCGCGTCAGCTTCCCGCGGCTGTAGTGTTGCGCGTCCAGCTCCGCCTGCACCTGGCGCATGACATACAACTCGTCCTGCGTCAGGGTGCCCGGCGCGCCCGCCTTGAGGCGCTGGAAGAGCTGTTGATAGGCCGGTGACCCGAAGGGGGCCGACTCGACTTTGACGGGCTCAGACGCGGCCTGAGCGGCCTCCGCGGTCGCATACTCGCCGCGCGCCTGCCGTCCGAGCTGACGCACCGACCCCTGCAGCGTCGACTCGACGCCCGCCCCGGCTTGCTCGGGCGTCACCGCCGACGGGTGGACCTCGGTCCCCAGCTCGCGCCCCGTCCGCCTCAGGGCGGCGGCAGTCTTTGCGGTGTCCTTCGACGCCACCAACAACGAGCCCCCAATGGACCGGTCAGCCATGAACTGACCGCCCTTCACGGCGAAATTCTCCGACACCATGTTGGCGCTGACCGGGATCCCTTTCGCGCGCAACCAGGCGACTTGCTCCGCCGACAGCGGCGCCTCGTATTCGGTCGGCGGCACCAGCGTCGAGGGCGACGGTTTACCGGGCATGGTCGGCGTCCGCGGCGCCTGGCCTTTCAGCGCCTTCGGCCCGAAGAGCGCGAGCCCGATGCCGAGCGACTCGCCGAGCGCGCGATAGGTCTGCCCCTTCTCGAACTTGTCGGCGGCCTCGTCGACGCCTGGACCGACCAGCGGCGTCAGGTAGTCGAAGAAGTGGCGCGCCGCGCGCGTGTAGTCGCCGCGTTGATAGGCGGCCTTGGCTTTGTCGAAGGGCCCGCCCTGAGCGGCGCCGATCATCCGTAGCGTGTTGATCGGCCCCCAGGTCGCGGCTTCTTCCTCCGTCATCGGCGCGGCGCCGAAGAGCGCCTGGTCGGCCTTGCCGATCTGCCGCGCGACCACTTCGGGCACCAGGGCCTTGCCCATCTGCCGGATCGCCGGAATGGGATTCACCGTCGAGGCGAGCCCCCTCAGCGTGTCGAAGGGTCCGTCGTCGGGTGCCGTCGGCGCCGGGGTGACCGCGGCCGGATCGGTCGACACGAAGGGCGAGGGTCCAGGAACCGGCGTCACCGCGTTCGGGTCGGTCGAGACGAAGGGCGAGGGCGCCTGGGCCACTAGCGCTTCACCGGCACCCAGCCGCTCTGACCGTTAATCGTTTGCCACTCGACGAGTTGGCCATTAAGTATCCCGCGGTCGCCCACCTTCGGTCCCGCGGGCGGCGGCGGCTCGGTGCGCGGCGGCGGCGGTGCAGCGGCGTACGGATTGTCCGCGCTCGCGCCCGCGACTCCCGAGCTGTTGATCGAGTTGAGCCGGATCTGCACGTTCTCCTTCGCCAGGGCCACCATCTTGCGCAACACCGGCTCGGACCACTCCGCACTCAGGCTCTTCGCCGCCAGCGACAACGCATGGTCGGTCGGGGAGTTGCCGCCCATGTAGACGTTGCCCAGGTCGGCGACGACGTCCGCGATCTGCGCATCGAGCTGGTTGGCAATCTCCGCCGCCTTGGTGCCAAACGCGCCGCCCTTCGCCAGCGTCAGGTTGGCGCGGTTCAGCGCCGGAAACCCGGTGCCTTTCCATTGCTGGGCGAGCGTGTCCACCTTGTCGAGCATTTCGGGGAGGGCCTTGATCGCTTGCGTCAGGCGGAGCTGTTGCGCCCCGTTCATGGTCTGAAGGTGTTTGGTGGTCGCCATCCAATCCGTCACCGCCTGGGCGAGGTTGTAGCCCTTCCGGTGTGCGACCGCCAGCATCTTGGTATACGCCGGAGAGGCGCGGCCGGGCAGTTGCGGCGGCAGGGTGCCTGCGATCATCCCGTCGACCACCGTCTCGACATCGTCGTCTGTGGCTTGCCCGGTATTGATCCGCGTCACCGCTTTGTGGCGGTTCGCGTCCCGCTCCATGTAGGCGTCGAAGCCGAGCGTGCCGCCTTGCGCCCGGTAGTCCTCCCACTCGATGTATTGCGGCGAGTGCTTGTCCGTCTCGGCCTTCTTCTTCGCCGCCGCCTGGTCTTCGTAGGCTTTGAGCCACGCCTGGTTCTCCGTCATCCCGGCGCGAGGCCCGCCGGGCGCCGCCAGGTCGGGGAACTTGATCTGCTGTTCGCCAGGCCCGGCGAACGGGTCCTTGCCCGCGGCCATACGCTGCTTCGCGAACGCGACGGCTTTGGCCTCAATCGCGGGCGGGAGCGGATCGTTCTCCCGCATCGTCAAGAGCTGTTGCACCTCACTGCGCGTGAGCGTCGGCACCAGGGTCGGGATCTGGACGGGCTTGCCGTCGAACGTCACGTCGATGGAGAACTCCGACATGACCCCGCCGTCGGGGCGCTTCAGCGGACCCAGGAACCCCTGCCCCTTCGGGGCCGTCGAGCCGTGGCGCGTGCCGTAGTCGGGCGCCGCGGGCGCGGGCGCTGGGGCGGGTTCGGTCCCTTCGACCTGGCCGACCGTCAGGTTCGGCGGCGCCGCGGGCGGGGCGGCGGGCGGGCCCCCTTCCTCCGCCGGGTGCGCGCCCTGCTGCTGCAACAGGAGCTGCTGCCGGATGTAGGCTTCGTGCGCAGGCGTGCCGACCGGCGGCACCTTCGTCGAGACGTCGACCGCAGGCACACTGGACTTGACGGCGCCGGAGGCACTGAAGCGGGTCTGCCCAGGACTCAGCGTGTACTCTTCCGGCTTCGCAGGCATGGCGCCCTGGTGGAGCTGATACGCCTCCAGCAGGTTCTGTTTGAGCGCTGCCACCTTCGCCGGGTCATAGGTCGGGTCGACGCCGGGCAGGTCGATCCCCGCCTGTTGCGCGGCATAGAGCGCCGCGGTGTAGCTGGTCTGGTCGGTGATGCTCCCGACCTTCTGCAGCAGCATCTGGTACTTACGCCCGTCGGCCTGCCAGGCCAGGTCCTTGAGGTCGTAGGCCCACTTCTGCTGCTCGTACGCCTGGCTCGCGATCTTGTGCCCGCGCTCCGGGTCGATCTTGTAGATCTCCGGCAACGCCTTCTCTAGGTCGGTGCCGTACTTCTCGAAAATCTTGTGGATCGCTTCGTCCTGGAACGCCGTGTTCGCCTGCATGAACCCTTGGGCGGCAATCTGCCCAATGTTCGAGATCGCGCCGCCCCAGATCTGCCCGCTCTGGGCTGCCGCACGCGCGGCGTCCTGGCCCTGCTGCTCGTAGAGCCGGGCGGTCTGGTTGCTGTAGTTCGCACCCAGGCTGGCGAGGATGCGCGCGTGTTCGGTGTTGGCGCTCATGGGTTCGGCTTCCCGAGTTGCGCGGTCGTGAAGAACTTGCTAAACGGCCGGTCCTGGTTCTGTTGGAAGTTCTCGCGCCGTAACCCGTACTCGCCCAGGTCCCGGTTGTAGTACTTCTGCTCGTAGGTGTCGGCCAGGCCCTGCCCGTAGCCTTCAATCGCTTTCAGCGTGCCGCCGGTCAGGAGCGTGCCGCGAGACGCGGCGCCGCTCTGCACGCCGCGGAGCCCTTCCTTTAGCTGGAACTGGTAGGCCGGGTCGTTGCGGATCGCTTCGGGACTGCGCGCCTTGAACTGCTCGGTCCAGGGCGCGACCATGCCGCCGAAGCCGCCCTGGTAGCCGCCCTGGACGCCGCCGACCAGGCCGCCGAGCGCCCCGCCGCCTCCGCCGTCGCCGACCAGCCACTGCTTGCGGTTCAAGCCGCTCCCCGCGCCTTGAATCACGTCGACAATGGGCTCGTTCCCCCACTGGATCTTGCCCACCACACCCTGGGCATTGGGGCGGAGCTGAAACCCGAGCGCCTCCAGCTCCGCCTTGTGCTCCTGGAGCATTTGCGGCGTCAGGGTTTCCCCAGGGAACAAGCGGTTGAACGCCTCTTGCGCTTCCTGGTAGGTGCGCGGCGCCGCGCCGGTTCCCCCTGGCGCGCCAGGCTGCTGGCTCGTCGTGTCATACGGCATCGTCGCGGGCGTCCCGGTCGGCGCCCCCGTCGGCTGAGGCGCGCGTTGATCGAACCAGTCGCCTGCGTTGTCGAGTGCGTCGTCACCTTGAATGGCCATAGCTAAACGACCTGCGCTCCCATTTCGGTGTAGTGCGCCACCTGGTCAGGCGGGACCGACTTCATTTGCCCATTGGGCGCCCGCATGGGCACCCCCGTGCCCGTCGAGCCGGGCGGCAGGCCTGACCCCTGCGGGCCGCCTGCGAAGCGTCCCAGGGCGCCCTGGGGCGGGCCGGTCGGGCGGACCGGCGGTGTGGTCGGGCCAGGGATGGGCGCGCCAGGCAGCGTCGGCTGGGGCGCGACCGGCTTGGTCGCGGGCGGCGTCAATCCGAGTCCATACTGCAGCGCCCCAACCGCACCCGCTCCGAGCCCGAGGTACGGGGCTTCGTCCGTCCGCTGCTGCTGATACATGCGCTCGGTATCGGCCCGTGTCTGCTCGTACTGGCGCTTCTGCTCTTCGAGCGCTTTGTCGGTCGACCCGGCCTGGAGCTCCGCCGCCTTCTTGTTCGCTTTGCTGGCGACAATCGCGCCGCCGACCTGGCTTCCGGCGGCAATCCCGGCCCCGATGATGATCGCGGTACTCAAGGCTGCCATCACGCCCCTCCAAACATCACCTGGATCAATCGCGCGCGACGACCGATCCCATAGTTGTCGACAATCGCCCGCGAGTGCGGCCACTCCGCCGGAAACTTGATCAGCCGGTTGAACCGCGCGCCCACAAACGCCCACGGTTCCCAATCGGTCAGCCGGGACCAGGACGGCGCGTCCACCAGGGCCCGGTAGAAGACGGTCCCGTCGCCGCGTGCGGGAACCGGCGTCAGGTAGAGGATCGCCGTCCACTGCCCCATGCTCGCATCGTCATGCACGTAGTTCGGCTCGACCTGGTGCGCCGGACTCTGGCGCAGGAACGTCGTCACCTGTCCCAGGTCCTGCCCCAGGAGGTCGGCCAGGACGCCGAGGAGTTGCGTGTCAGGCGCCGGAGCAATGCCGTGGAACGCCTGGTCCCCGAGCGGCACCGACTCGAACGTCTGCCCCTGGGCCGCCACCCAGTACCCCATGGGGTCAGGTAGCACGTCGTCCCAGACCTCAAGCGGCATCGAACCGCCTCAAGTAGCTCCGCTCCATGAGCTGGTAGCCCCAGCGCTCGTAGACGGCGCCGAGCCGGTCGTCCGGCGCCACCATGGCCACGCCAACCGCCCCGGAGGCAGCCGCCCAGTGCTCGCCCGCACGCAGCAGCCGCACGCCCGCGCCCCGGTACTGGGGGTCCATGTACCAGAACACCTCGGACGCCAGCGCCTCGCCCGAGGCAAAGTGCGGCGCGACCAGGAGCCCAATCGCCCCGACCACCAGGTCGGCCTGGTCAATCACCAGGACCGTCGACGCCGGGCCGGTGATCAGGGTCTGGATCAGCGTCGCCAGGACGTCAGGGGCATCCGCGAACAGCCCCGCATACGGCGGCGTCCGCAGAAACGCCCGCCCGAGCTCCACCAGGCGCGGCACGTCCTCGACCGTCGCGGGCCGGATCATCGCCGATTCTTCGCCCCGGATTTTGACAGGGCCCCCCCTGTCAGTTTTGCCAGGGGGCCGGTCGTCGCGAACTCGCGCAGCTGCTGCGTCGTCATGCTCTCGCGCACCTCCGCGGCCTTCTTGAAGGTCGCGCCGTGCAGCGCCGCCGCCATCAGACGTTGCTGGCTTTTGGACTTGGCAGGCATCGGTTCAGCTCCTCACACTACACCCTGGGGCAAGCTAGACCAGCCACAGGATCGGCTCGTCCACCGCCGGAACCAGGTCCCCGACGCGCGGGACACGCAGCACCGCCGTCGACGCCACGAACGCGCCGACCAGGACGGCGTCCGATTGCACCGACGGCGTCACCAGGGTCGCCGTGCTCGGGATCGTCGCGCCGGTCAGCGTCACCGCCCCGGCGGCGACGGTCGGCGCACTCGTCGCCGCCGTCGAGGCGACCGTCGCCCCCGTCAACGTCACCGTGCCAACCGCCACCGTGGGGGCACTGGTCGCCGCCGTCGTCGCGACCGTCGCCCCCGTGACCGTCAACGCCAGGCTCGGTGCCGTCAGGGTCGCACTCGCCGTGATCGTCGCCGCCGTCACCGTCTGTGTGACACTGGGCGCCGTCAGCGTCGCCGTCGACGCGACCGTGCCACTGGTGACCGCTTGATCCGCGGCGGGCTGCGTGACCGTCGGCACCTGCAGGACGGCGGTGGACGCGAGCGTCGTGCCGGTCACGGTGACGGCCCCTGGCACCACCGTCGGGACGTTCAGGACCGACCCCGCACTGATCGTCGGGGTTCCCACCGCCACCGCCATCACGACGCTGTTGACTTTGTTGCCGAGCAACGTCGTGCCGACGCGCCACCCGACATAGAACCGCCGCCCCGACTGCGGACACCACACTTGCTGAACGATGCCCGCCGCGCCCTCCATGTACGCGGTATCGCCCGCCGTCCACGTCGTCCCGCCGTCGGTGGACTTCGTGTAGTACACCTTCGTGGTGGTGTCCATCACCTCCGATCCGTCGCGCTTGCCGTTGTAGGCGACGTACAGATGGTTCGTGTTCTGGTCAATGAAGATCTGCGGGTAATAGTGGTCGTCGATGTTGAGCGTGATTGCGGTCTTGGTGGTGATGGTCGACGTGTTGGTGATGTCGAAAATCTGGTGCGTGGAAGCGGCGTTGTCCCGCAACGACACCAGTGCAGCAATCAAGTGCCCATCGCTGTGGCGGATCGCCGCATCATACCCAAACTGTCCCGTCAGATCCGTCGCGCCATCGGTATGGGTTTGGATGGTGGCGGATTCCACCTGCGAGCCTGCGCTCGAATCCCATTGCTTGAGCGTGATCGCCGTGGCCGACGCGTCGTAGTAGACCGCCCAACAATCGTCGGGGTCTGCGCTGGTGCCGTCGGGGAACAGTTTGCAGGTATCGAGGGTCGCTTCAATAAACGTCGTGGAAAGGTTGGCGCTCCATATCGATCCGCCGGGACCCGCTGTCGAGAAATTCGCAGAGCGATAAAACCCACGTTCCGCACCAGCGTCAATGTCAAACGCCACGTACACGTAGTTGCTGCGGGTTTTCGTGACAGAAACAAATGCACCACGACCAGCGACCGCCGAGGCCAAACTGACAGCGATCACATTGACGTACGAGTCACTGCTCGCTGTTTGAACTTTTCCTACGATGATGGCGTCATTGGTCGAGTCAAACGCACTGAGGTAAATGTTGGCACCCGTGTCACCGGGAGTCCATTGGTCGAACCAAATGTCAAACGCCACGAAGGTCGTGGTTGAGTGAAGCGTAACTTTCGCTCCCCACGTCGCGCCACCATCAGTTGTTTTGGAGTAGCCGAAGTCGCCAGTGCTATCGATGTAAAACCAATAGCCGATCAGGTCGGTCGTGAACACGACCGCGCGCATTCCGCGAGCCGAGGCGGTACTGACGGTAGCGTCAATCGAGACGTCAGCGATGGCACACCCACCTAACTCTGTCGGGCAGTCACAAGCGGCGCGTCAAACGCGCACGCGAACCTTTGGACAGATTGTTATAAGGAAAACCAGCCCGAGGCGTTCACAGTGACATTGATGTTGCCGCCGTTGGGCGTGACCGGCATCCCCGTGATCCCGGTGTCGTAGAACGCAATCAGCCGGTCGTTCGTCAACGTGTCGTCCCACAGGATGATGTCTTCCGAGACGTCGCCGCTGACCGTCGACCAGGTGAAGTCGGCGGTATCGAACACGCCGCTGGCAATCGTCGGTGTGCCCAGCGCCGCCGACTCCGCGACAATCGCCGCCAGTGCCACATCGCGCGCCCCGCCGCTGTACTCGTCGTGCGCCGCGCTGAAGGTGTAGTCCGCGGCGTCAACCAGCGACGCTTTGATCGTGTCGGTGTTCAGGTCGAAGAGCTTGTCGAGGAGCCCTTCCTTGAAGGTGTTGTAAAGTGCATTGCTCATTAGATTCTCCCTATGACCGCCAGCGGCGGCAGAATGATCCCTTGCTCCGCCGGAGTCCCGTCCTGGCGGCTGCCCGCCACCAGGCGCGCCTGCGCTCGCACCTGACACGTCGGGCCGAAGCCGTGTTGGAAGAACTCGACCCACTGTCGATGCACCCAGTTGGCGTACCGAGGGTCGTGCACCGGCCCGCCTTCCGTCAGCACACTGACCGCCCAGCACCACTGCCCGTCTTCCAGGCTGCCTCGCACACGCATGACCGACGCACTGCCGAAGAGCACCCGGCCGAAGCGCGCGGCGGCCGCCGTCAGCGTCGCCGCGTCCGTTGCCCGTGTCGCCGGATACGCGCGATAGTCCCACCGCGACCACCGCTGGTTCTGACTGTTCACAGCTGCACCGTCAAGAGCACGGACACCTTGGTGACCGTCGACGCACTGTCGACATTGAAGGCGAG